TGGGTTTACGAAGTCCTTTGTGGAGCATGGTGTAGTTATTGGGCTTGTGAATGTTCGTGGTGACATTACTTATAGTCAAGGAATTGAGCGGTACTTTACGAAGCAGACTAGGTATGATTTTTACTATCCTGTTTTGGCTCAAATTGGTGAGCAGGCTGTTTTGAATCAGGAAATCTGGTACAATAATAGTCCGGGTACTGGTGCGAGTAATGATCAAGGCGTGTTTGGTTATCAAGAGCGTTATGCTGAGTATCGGTATAAGCCGTCGCGGTTGACTAACCTGATGCGTGTTGATGCTGCTGGTACATTGGCGAGTTGGCATTTGTCAGAGGATTTTGCTACGTTGCCTACTTTGGGTGCTACGTTCATTGAAAGTAATACTGGTGTTCCTTTGGATCGTGCTTTACAGATTCCGAGTGAGCCGCATTTTATTTTCGATGCGTATTTTGATCTACAGTGTGCTCGGCCAATGCCGTTGTTTGGTGTTCCGGGTAATTTGGATCATTTCTAATGTCTGCGGGTGCGTGGGGACTGGCTGGTACTGCTCTAGGTGGTATTATGGGCTTTGCTGGTCAGAATGCTGCGAATCGTGCTAATGAAAGATTGGCTCAGAAGCAGATGGATTTTCAGATGGCTATGTCTAATACTGCGGTGAGGCGTAGAATGGCTGATCTAAAAGCGGGTGGTATTAATCCGATTTTGGCCGGTACATTCGATGCTAGTACTCCTGCGGGTGCTATGGCCGTCCATGGAAATGCTGGTGCTGCTGGAGTTACAGGTGCCCAGATGGGTGCTAGTACTGGTCGTGATGTCGTTACTTTGGGTGCTGACCTGAAGGCGATTGAAGAGCGTGCTAATCTTAGTAAGAAGCAGGCAGATGCGTTAGGTTTGATTGCGGAGGCCAGTTCTAATGCTGCTGAGTTGCTTGGTTATTTATTGGATCGAGTTAAAGAAGGTCAAATGACTGAAATGGACGTTGATAATATGCTTGAATTTACGAGTGACAGTGTTAAAGGCTGGGCTCGTGGAATTCTGGATGATGTCCGTGAGAAGATAAATAATACTGGTGATGCTATTGCCGATTGGTATTCTGGCTCTGGCCGTGATCGACGTAATAATGGTCCTAATTGGTGGCGTGATAAAGACGGTACTATACATTTTGAGGTGCAGAAATGAGTATGAAAGAAGTGGTGCGTGTTGTTGACGAAAAGGGTAAAAAGTCCCTTGCGTTTAAGCGCATTGTTAAAAAGAAAGACTATAGTGATGGTATGACCAAACAGGCTTTTGCTGATAGTTGTGATATTAATAAGATGCTGAATAAAGCGCAACAGACTGGATCGTTGGCGCATTTGATGAAGTATCCGGAAGCCGTGTATGGTGAGTTCGATGGTGAGTTTTCGTTGTTAGATGCTCAACAGAGAATTCAGAGAGCTAATGAAATCTTTGCAGATGCCCCTTCTGAAATCAGAAGGGAGTTTGATAATGATGCATTGAAGTTCGTTAGGTTCGCTGGTGATCCCGCTAATAATGATAAGCTGCGGGATATTTTCCCAGCGTTGGCTGCTCCGGGGTCGTTTTTCCCGAATCCGGTGCAGCGGGGAGGCGTAGGAGCGGGTGCTGCTACTGCTCCTGCGGGTAGTGGTGAGCCGGGTAGTCCTCCACCGGCTCCTGCTGGTGACACCCCACCTGAGGGGGGTGTCAGTGCGCCAGACTGATATCAAGTAGACAGTCTGGCGGCGGAAAGGGGCACCTGATGGTGCCCCTTTTTTGTGTGATAGTTTCGCGGTCCCGCTTAGGCGGGACCAAAAGATTGCTTGGCATGAAAGTAAGCAAGGTTCGTGCCAATTTAACATTCGGTATTATGCGAAAGTTCTTGCAATTGCTAATGATAAGCGTACAATGGGTGCTGTGTTTAGGAGGACTTGTAATGATGCAGTTTCACGTTGAAGTAAGTGAAGATGGTGCCCAAGTTAATACCCGTGTTGAACTGCGGGGTACTGCTTGGGAAGTTATGGAGTTCCTGCAAACGGTGCGGGATACTCTGGATAATACAATTGATGACCTCGAACGAGGTGAAGGACGGGTAATACAATGAGTAATGAAGCTCTGATTAATGCTCTTGCGAAAGAGGAATCTAAGTTGGTTCGTCAGGAAGAGAACCATGAAGCGTCGAAGGCCGTGGTTGCCGTGATTGGTGATTCGGCTAAAGAAGCTAAGAAGCGTGATAAACAGCTAGAAGATATTGCGCAGACTAAGAAGAATATCGCTGCTCTTAAGAAAGCGATTAAATAGTAGTAGCGTCCTGCTGCTGCTGGCCTGAACCGGGGGGAGATGTACCCCCGGGGATGGCCTTGTGGCGCGCCAAAATCGCCGTGTGGCGATTTTGGGGGGGAAGGAGTACCATAGCCACCTGGAGTCGCTGCGCTCCTCTAGGCGGCTCTGGTACATTTTAATGATGAAAGTCAAAAGACTCGCCCTACCCCTGATCGGGGTAGGGCGTAAAAGCGAGGAAAGAGTTATGAAGAAATTGGGAATAATATTAGTGACATTTTGTTTGTCCGGATGCGGTGCGATCAGTGCTACTAGTTTGCGTTGTGGTACTGACGGTGATGATAGCTATGTAGAGTTGGTAAGCGCTCCACAAAATGTTGGTAGTAATGGGAGGGTAATTAGTGAAATCTGTGCGTTTGCGTATGATCGAGAAACTTGAGGACATGCTGGATTTGAATATTCGGCGTGAGTTTCGTATCCATGCTACTAAGTGGGATGCGATTAAGTGTATGGCTAGAAGTTTGTATTATGAAGGAGTAAACAGAAATGAAAAGGCGTAGTATGAGTGGTAGTGGTTCTCGTAGTTATTTTACGGCTACTGCTAGTAAGACTCATTATAAGAATATTAAGCCGCGTCCGATGCGTGGTGGTATTCGTTTGTAAGAAATGGGCTGCGATAGTCCGTTGAAGGGATATAAGTGTCGTGAGACTGGTGGATTGGTTTTCAAAAAAGAGCAAAGTTTCGGAGAAAAAATGGATGTTGCGTGTGGTTCTTGTCTTGGCTGTAGGCTTGATTATAGTCGGATGTGGGCTATGCGAATTACTCACGAAGCGAGTCTGTATGAATTTGGTAGAGGCAATGCTTTTGTTACTTTAACGTATAGGGATAAGATGGAAGCTAGTCTTGAACAGTTGGAGAATCGTAAATATATTCCTGATGATTGGAGTTTGCACCCTGAGCATATGACGTTGTTCCTGAAGCGTCTGCGGAAAGCGTATCCTGAAACTAATATTAGATTTTTTTATGCTGGGGAATACGGTCGTAGATGTAAGCATGGAATTGACGTTAAGCGTGTGGGGTGTCCTATCTGTAAGGTGGGGCGCCCCCATTTTCATGTGTGCTTGTTTAATTTTGCTTGTGATGACTTGGAAGCGTATGCTAGTGACGGTGGAGTTATTAGAAAGACGTCTAAGAAGCTGGAAAAGATTTGGGGATATGGCTTTGTGGATGTCGGTGAACTTAATTTTGCTAGTGCTAGTTATACTGCGGGTTATGTCTTGAAAAAGGTGCGTGGTCCTGTGGCTGATGATCATTATATGAACTTTGATATGGAGACGGGTGAAGTGATTTATTTGACTCCTGAGTTTGTGCGAATGTCGAGAGGCAATGCGAAGTATAAAGGTCAGAGGTGTGGGATTGGTGCCGGGTGGTATGAGAAGTACAAGGATGATGTTTTCCCTAGTGGTATGGTTCCGGTGCCGGGTAAAGGTGTAGTGCCGGGAGTGCCGCGTTATTATGATGAAATATTGAAGGAAGAGAACCCTGCGAGGTACGAAGAAATGCGTGAAGTGCGGGAGACTTATAGAAGGGAACATGCTGATGAATATACTGCTGAAAGATTGGAGACTAAACATAAGTGTAAAAAAGCGAGATTAAATATGTTTGAAAAGAGGTATTTATGAATGTATGGAGGGCGTACGAAAAAGAAGGAGATGGAATCTATGTCCCGAGATGTAGTAAGTGTGGGACGTTTAAGGAGCCTTTGCATGTGCATTGGTTTTTCACGGGTTTGTATTGTAGGAATTGCGTGCAATATAAACTTTATGATGATTGTAGGACTTTGGAGGATATAAAGAAATGAAAGTTAAACTGTATGCTGTTTTAGATAGTGCTAGTGGGGTGTATGATGGTCCGGTTCCGGCTCAAGCTGATGGAGTCGCGATGCGTAATTTTCTGAATGTCGCTAAGAACCCTGATAGTCCTATTGGTAAGAATCCTGAGCATTTTAGTATTTGGCGTGTTGGGGAATACAACGATGCTACTGGTGAAGTGACTCCTGAGACTAAGGAGTGTTTGGGACATGCGTTAGATTTGTTAACGCCTACTGAGGAAGAGTAAATGCGAAGTGTGATGAAGCATTCGTTTAGTGAGGTGCCGAGGGCGGATATTCCGCGTTCTAGTTTTAATCGGTCTCATGGTTATAAGACGACGTTCGATGCTGATGGGTTGGTTCCTGTATTTGTTGATGATATAGTGCCGGGTGATACTTTTAACTGTAATATGAATTTTTTTGCTAGGCTGGCTACGCCGTTGCATCCTATTATGGATAATTTGTATCTTGAGAGTTTTTTCTTTTTTGTGCCGTATCGTTTGGTATGGGATAACTGGGAAAAGATGCATGGTGCGCAGGATAATCCTACCGATTCGATTGATTTTACGGTGCCCGTTGCTACGTGGGGTGGGTCTCATAGTCTAGGTGGTACTTATGATTATATGGGTCTACCTACGGGTATTGCTAATGTTAGTAATATTGTGCATCAGTTGCCTTTTAGGGCGTATAATCTGATTTGGAATGAGTGGTTTCGTGATGAGAATCTACAAAATAGTGAAGTCGTAGATACTGATGACGGTCCTGATAGTCCGGCTGATTATGCTCCTTTGCTGAAGCGTGGTAAGAGACATGATTATTTTACGTCGTGCTTGCCGTGGCCTCAGAAGGGTGATGCTGTTTCGTTGCCGCTTGGTACTGTGGCTCCTGTCGAAGGTCTTACTGCTGATACTGGTCCTACGTTTGCTAGAGTGGGTTCTGCTGGTGTTGATAGTTATGGCCTTATGAATCAGACTGGTGTTGCCGATTTCGTGTGGCAGACTGATGATACTAATGGGGCGGCGGCGTGGCTTTCTACTGGTCTACAGGCTAATTTGGCTAGTGCTACTGCTGCTACTATTAATGATTTGAGGCTTGCGTTTCAGACTCAGAGGTTATTGGAGCGTGATGCCCGTTCGGGAACTAGGTATAATGAACTTATCTTATCTCATTTTGGTGTTACTGTGCCTGATTTTCGTGTACAGCGCCCTGAGTTTCTTGGTGGTGGAAGTGAGAAGATTAATGTTAATCCCGTCGCACAGACTAGTGGTCAGCCTACTCCTGCGAGTGATGATATGCTTGGGCAGTTGGCTGCTTTTGGTACTGTATCGGGAAGTCATGGGTTTACGAAGTCCTTTGTGGAGCATGGTGTAGTTATTGGGCTTGTGAATGTTCGTGGTGACATTACTTATAGTCAAGGAATTGAGCGGTACTTTACGAAGCAGACTAGGTATGATTTTTA